TTCATCCGTGGATGTCATCATCACCTCGCCGCCATATTTCAACATCAAGGATTACTCCAAGGATGGTCGCCAGCAGGCGTCTCACTCCGAAAAGAACGCGTCCGATGTTGGTGGGTTGGCCTCTTACGAGGAATACATCCAGGCCATGCTGAAGGTCTGGAAGGAGTGCGAGCGCGTCCTGAAACCCAACGGGAAGCTTTGTATCAATGTGCCGCTCATGCCGATGTTGAAGCGGGAGATGGATACTCACCACAACCGGCACATTTTCGATCTCCAGAGCGACATACAGCAAAGCATTTTGCGGAACACTGGCCTGTTTCTAATGGACCTCTACATCTGGAACAGGACGAACGGCACCAAGAAGTTGATGTTCGGATCCTACCCGAACCCAGGCAACTTCTACGCGCAAAACACATCCGAGTTCATTGCCGTATTCGTCAAGGATGGGAAGCCGGAAAAGAAAGATAAGGCGCTGCAAGAACGAAGCCGTCTCACCAAAAAGGAATGGGTGGAATACACCCAGCAAATCTGGAACATCCCCATTCCCAACAAGAGCGACCTGGCGTTCGGAAAGCACTCGGCGCTTATGCCTGAGGAAATCGCGCGGCGTTGTATTCGACTGTTCTCCTGCGAACAGGATGTTGTCCTGGATCCATTCACTGGCTCCGGAACTACGCTGAAAGTCGCCTACGAGAACCGGCGGCGCTATGTTGGATACGAACTGTATAAGTCCTACGGTCCGGTAATCCAAGCCAAGTTGGACTCCGTGAAATGAAGGCGAACACCTTCACTTCAAAGGAGGTCTTGACCTTCATTCATGGCCTGGATGACGGTAGCGTTGATCTGCTTTGCACGGACCCACCCTAAACGAGCCCAGGTAGAGTGGCTCTGACTTGAACCCCATACTCAATCGAGGTAGACTGACCAAATGACCACTCGCAAAGTTCCCCTCCGCTACACCAACAACCCCCTCTATGGACTGCTGCGGCGCCTCCATCCGGACGGCATCGCGGGCGTCGCCGAGCACATGGGCGTCCGCCGGTCCTCGATCTACTACTGGATCAAGAAGGGCTACATCCCCGACGACCGTGCCAATGAAGTCCTGGCCCTTGCCAAGACACAGGAGCAGGAAGTGGAGATCGCGGCGCACACCCAGGCGGCGTTCTGGGCGCGTTTCGGCAAGCCCGAAGGCCCGAATTCCATCGCAAGCCCCGAAGATCTGATCTGACGAACGGCCGCCGAAGAGCGGCCGTCGATTCCCTACATCCTGGAGACACCGACGATGGACAATTCCGCGCTCACCGAGGCGTGCCGGCTTTCCGACGCCGGAGCCTGGGTTCACTGGCTCCGGCCGCAGTCGAAGGCCCCGATTTCCGACAAATGGACGGCTGCGGAACGTCAAACTGCCGACGATCTCCGGATGACCTACTCGCCGAGCCAGAATCTCGGGATGGTGCTTGGTCGGGAGGTCGGAACGACCGGCCTTTACCTGCACTGTCTCGACCTGGACGTCCGGGACGCGGACGCGGAAGCCGACGCCGTCGAGTGTCTCCTGAACGCATTGCCGGACCAACACCGCTTGCCGCGGGTGCGCAGCGGGAGCGGCTTGGGAGGCATGCACATCTACTTCCTGGCGCCGCGGGCTCTGCGCAAGCTTCGCCTTGGCAAGAGCGTCCGGCAGATCACGAATGCCCAAGGCAAACCCCAGGATGCGTGGCAGCTGGACCTCCTGGGCGATGGTCAGCAAGTCGTCCTTCCGCCATCCATCCATCCTTCGGGCGGATCATACCGCTGGGAAGGTCCGAGTCTCGCCGAGATCCTGGAGGACCCGATCGAGCTGGACATGCTGGTGTTGTCGGACGCGGAGCTGGAGAAGCTGCTGGGCAGCGTCAAGAGCAAGAAGCCGACGGCGGTTCTGCAGCCGGCGAAGAAGCGGGCGGCGAGCATCGACGACGTGCGCCTCATGCTGGACCACTTGCCCGAGGACTGGGTCGATGATCGGGATGAGTGGCTGAAGGTCGGGATGGCGCTGCACCAGGAGTGGTGTGGATCGGTCGACGAGCTGGACGCGCTGGAGCTGTGGAAGACCTGGAGCGCGCGCTCGGAGAAGTACGACGAGAAGGATCTGGAGCGGGTTTGGAAGAGCTTTGGCCTGCAGACGCCTGAGGTTTTGCCGATCACCCTGGGTTCTCTCTACAAAGCGGCGGGCCGGCAGTCGCCGGAGGACATCGCCGCGGTCATCGACACGGCAAAGAGCCTGGAGCAGGCCATCTCTGCGGTCGCCAAGTTGCGGCTGACGGGGGTTCAGACGGACCTGGCCGTGTCGCGGCTCTACGAGTACAGCAAGGACCATGCGCCGGCCGGTGTGAAACCGGTGGGGCGGACGGTCATTGCGCAGGAGCTCAAGAAGCAGGCAAAGAAAATCGCGCAACGGGAAGCGGCCGAGGGTGGAGATGGAGCGTACGCCGGCCTGGAAGCAGCGCTGGCAGAGCACCTCTTGAAGACCAGATTCACCTGGTCGGACGGCAACCCGACGCTCATTTGCGTGAATGGCGATCCTTGGGTGTGGGTGGATGGGTGCTGGCAGTTTTCCAGCCGGTCCAAGCTCGCTGCGGCGGCCCTCGGCACCATCACCGAGCTGATGCAGCCACTGAAAAAGGGCGACCTGGACAGCGACATCCGCAGGGCGCTGCGCACCATGCTGATGGACTCTGGCCGGCACGACACGCTGGACAGCCTGTCGAATGCGGTGTCGAACGTCTTGATCAAGCTGACCGAATCGGACGACTACCTGGACCCTGTGGGTCTGATGGGCATCAAACTGCCCGACGACGGCCAGAGCTACATCAACTGCAGGGGCTCGATGATCCGCATCGACGCCTCCGGCAAGCTCCACGTCGACCCGCAAAGCCCCGCGCATTGGCAGCATTCGCGCCTGTCTGTGGCCTACGATCCCTCGGCCACCTGCCCGCTCTGGCTGAAGACGCTGAATCAGATCTTCTCTTCCGCGGTCGAGCCCAAGGAAGTGATCCGGCACTTGCAGGAGCTTTTCGGCTACGCGCTCCAGAACCGCCGCAACCACGCGGTCTGGGTCTATTTTTTCGGCCCAAAGAGCCGCAACGGCAAGGGCACCGTCGCGCATGTGCTTTGCTCGCTCATCGGCGAGCAAGCGATCTTGCCCACCGAAATCGAGGCCTTCGCGGCCGGCGGCGACAACCACGCGCGGGCGCAGCTGGTCGGCAAGAAGCTGCTCATCGACGACGACGTGGCGATGGACTGCATGCTGCCCGACGGGTTCATCAAAGCGGTGAGCGAGCAGAAGCAAATGACGGCCAACCCGAAGGGTGGCAAGGCCTTCAGCTTCTACAGCAACGCCTTGCCGCTGCTGCTCGCCAACCACCACATCAAGACCCGCGACGCCTCGCCAGCCATGGTCCACCGCGCGCACATCATCAGGTTCGACAACACGTTCACCGACGACGACGTCAAGACCGACAAGGACCTGAAGCTGAAGCTCCGGCAGGAGCTCCCGGGCATTCTGAACTGGGCGATCGCGGGTTACCAGCGTCTGGTGCGCCGCAAAAATACGTTTGACAAGCCGGCTTACGTGAAGAACGCCGTGGCGGCGTGGGCCACCGCGCGCAGCGCGACCGCTTCGTTCATCGCTGAAGTCTATGCGCTCACCGGCAGCGCGGCTGACACCTTGTCAGGCCAGGACCTGTACAGCGCGTTCCAGGCCTGGGCCGCCCAGTCTGGACATGGGCAGCTGACGGGCCGCAATACTTTTTACGCGGAGATCGAGAACATGCCCGGGGTGCTCACGCTGCCCGGTACCGTCAAGAGGTTCTCTGGCATCCGTCGGCGTGATTTGGCGTCTCCCAAAGACACGATTCCCGCGCCGTTCTTTGACGACCTTATTTGACGACTCCAGGCCCCGCTGGCGTGTCTGTTTTGCCGGCGGGTTTTTTACACTGACTCTATTGACAAACGCCAAATGCGTTGTACAGTAGGGTAAACCACACGACAAAAGGACCACGAAATGAGCCAAGACATCACCCTCGCCCAGGCCGTTGCCGCTCTCGCTTCCGCAATCGACAACCTGGCCTCCCGCCTGGACATCCCGGGCACCCGGCCGGTCGGACGGCCGCCGAACAACCGGACGCTCCAGGTCGCGCGCCAGGCGGTTGCCTCGCTCGTCGAAGCTCGGACGCATACCGACAGCCTCCTGCCCGACGGTCTGACGTCCAAGGACGCTCCGGAAGTTCCGACGGTCCCCGAGCCGGTCACGCAGAAGGTCACGTTGGAGGACCTTCGGACGGTCGGAGTGAAGCTGGTCCAGGAAGGACCCATGGAGCTGCGTGAAGAGCGCAAGGAAGTGCTGAAGGGCATCTTGGCGCAGCTGGGCGTGGCCCGGTTGACCGAGACGCCGCCAGAGCGGTACCAGGAAGCGATGGGCTTGCTCATCGCCGCCCTCCCCAAGGGTCAGTAAACGACCCCTTAACCCCAAAACCACACGATAAAGGATCGAAAAATGGCCTTCCAACCTCGCAACAACAGCTTCCGCAAGCCGCAGACCTCCGCCGCGGCCAACCCGACGCTCCCGAAGGTCGGCCGCCTGACGCTCAAGGGCGTTCGGCTGTCGTTCCCCAAGCTCTTCACGCCCTCGCAGGTGAGCGACGCGTCGAAGCCGACCTACAGCGCTACGTTCCTGATCCCGAAGGACACGCCCGAAGGCAAGGCCCAGGCGCAGGCGGTGAACGCCGCCATGTCGGCGGTCGCCAAGCAGATTTGGGGCGACCAGATCCCCAAGCTCAAGCCCGAGAAGCTGGCGCTGCGCGACGGCGACCAGGAGACCTGGGACGGCTACGAGGGCTGCTGGTACGTCAACGCCCGCAACCCCAAGCGCGTCCCGGTCGTCGACCGCGACGGACAGACCCCCCTGGTCGAGAGCGACGGCAAGATCTACGGCGGATGCTACGTCAACGCCGTGGTCACCATCTGGGCGCAGAACAACAGCTACGGCCAGCGCATCAATGCGACGCTCGAAGCGGTGCAGTTCGTGCGCGAGGGTGAGCCGTTCGGCTCCGGAGCTCCGCGCGGTGAGAGCTTCTTCACCGACCTGACCGCGGAAGAGACGACCGGCGGCCTCCACGCTGCCGATCTCAACGACAGCGGCTTCGACGACAACCAGGAAGAGGACCTGATCTGATGCAACGCTCCTTCGATGTGATCATCACCGACAGCGCCAACCCGGACCAGCAGTACGGTCCCTACCGAGTTGACCAGGAAACGGACAGCGCCATGGAGGGCCATGTCCGCGCCGGGTTCTTGAGCGCCGGCCTGGACTCCGGAAAAGCCGATGATGCCATTGCGGACGAGTACGTCCGCCGGGCCCGCGGCCTGGGCATCACCGCTTACGCCCGCGCGCTGGGCTACAGCAGCACGTACGACATGTGCGTGACGCTGGGTGCCATGCCCACTCTGCTTGCCGAGATCCGTGTTCCCGAGGCCGAGTGATGACCGAGCTATCCTTCGACTTCGAGACGCGCAGCCGGGCGGACCTCCCGAAGGTCGGGGCGTACGCGTACGCCCAGGACCCTTCGACAGAGGCCCTCTGCCTGGCTGTCTCGATCGACGGGGGAGAGCCCATCACGTGGGACCGCCGGCGCCGGAACGATGAGGTGCTCCGGCATGTCGGCACCCTGATCGACGGCGGCGCGAAGATCCGCGGCTGGAACAGCCCGTTCGACGTGCTGATCTGGAACCACGCGCTGCGCCGGGAGATCGAGGACCTTCCGCTCATCGGCTGGGGTCAGACGGTGGACACGGCCGCGGAGAGTGCGGCGATGAACGCCCCGCAGGGCCTGGACGAAGCCGCGGTCCAGCTGGGACTGCCCGAGGAATACCGCAAGGACAAACGCGGCAAGTACCTGATTCAGAAGCTCTCCAAGCCCCAGCGGAATGGCGAGTTCTGCGAGGACGAGGCGCTGCACGATGAGATGGTCGGCTACTGCGCCCAGGACGTACGCGCGGAAAGCAACGCGGCGCGCAAGCTGCGCCGGCTGCCGCCGGTCGAACATGCGCTCTGGGTCCTGACCCAGACCATCAACGACCGCGGCCTGCCGATCGACATCAGAGGCGTGGAGCGGATCCTCGTCATCATCGCTGCGGAGGCAGAGCGCCTGGAAGGTGAGTTCCAGTCGCTGGTGGGTGGCGCCTTCCGATCCGGCCAGCGCGCCGAGTTCGTCTCCTGGATTGCCGCGCAGGGCGTGGCGGGTGTGACGAGCATTGCGGCCGAGGCGATGGCGCCCATCCTGTCCAGGAACGACCTTCCGGATCACGTGCGCAAAGCGCTGGCGCTGCGCCAGAAGCTGACCCAGACCTCGCTCGCCAAGTTCGACACCATGCTCTCCCTGGCGGTGCGCGGGCGCCTCCACGGTCTGCTGACCTACCACGGCGCGGCCACCGGACGGTACGCGAGTCGGGGCGGCTTCAACGCCCAGAATCTCCCCCGTGGGAAGTTCCCGACGGTCGAGGCCGCCGAGTTTCTGGCTGCCGCCGACCACGAGACGGCAGCGCTGGTCTACGGGGATGACCTGCTGGACGCGTGCGTCGCGTCCATCCGTGGGATGGTCCGGGCGTCGGAAGGTCGGACGTTCGTGGACGTGGACTTTTCGAGCGTCGAAAACCGGTGCGGCGTCTGGCTGGCCGGTCATCAGCGGAAGGTCGAGATGTTCGCGGCCGGGCTGGACGAGTACAAGGTCTTCGCCTCGGAGTCGTTGTTCCACGTGCCCTACGCCGAGGTCTCGAAGCACCAGCGGCAGGTGAGCAAATCCGCCGTTCTGGGCTGCATGTTCGGCCAGGGCGCCAAGGGCCTGGTCGAGTACGCCAAAGGCTTCGGCGTGGAATTGAGCGAAGAGGAAGCCGCCGGCATCGTGGCCCGGTACCGCATGGACTACGAGCCGGTCAAGGACCTTTGGTACGCGTGCGAGAAGGCTTGCATCCAGGCAGTGAAGGCGCCCGGTGCGGTGTTCCAGGTTGGATCGTCGCCGCTGCGGGTCCAGTGCAAGGACGACCAGCTCGTCATGCGCCTCCCGTCCGGCCGGCTCCTGACGTGGCGTCATCCCCGCCTCGAACAGGCACAGGACTTGCAAGGGCGCCCGCGTTGGACGCTGACCGCCTGGTTCCTCAACACGTACAGCCGCCAGTGGGGGCGCAACAAGCTCTACGGGAGCTCGATTTACCAGTCGGCGGTCCAGGGCATGGCGCGCGACCTGCTGCGCGACGCGATGTTTGAGTGCGAGAAAGAGGGCTTCCCGATCGTTTTGACGGTTCACGACGAAATCCTGGCCGAGGTCCAGATCCCTCACGCCGAGGCCGCGCTGGCGAGCATCACCCGCATCATGTCCACCGCGCCCGCCTGGGCGCCAGGCTTGCCCCTCGCCGCCGAGGGGTGGATTGGAGAGAGGTACCGCAAATGAGAATCGACATCGACGATTTCCTGACCCCTGACTTCTACCACGACCCGCAGCTGTTGGCCCACCAGGCGCTGGTGAAGGCCATCAAGCCGGCTCTGGAGCGTAAGGCTGACCGCCTGGCCCGGTACTGGCGCCAGGCCATGCTTGCCATCAACCGAGGGCGCATCGACAACCTGCGCCGCTCCTTCGCCAACCTGGAAGGAGAGGAAGAAGGCCTGGCTCGGGGAGGCATCATCCCGGGGCGGATGCAGACGCTGATCGAGTACGCCCTGGAGCTGCGCGAGAGCATCGATCCGTTCGTGATCGAGGAACTCGTTGGGATGGGGTGCGATGTCGGCCCGTGTCTGAAGACGGTGCCGATGAGCTGGCGCAAGGCCCTGGTCGCCACCTGGAAGCGCATCCATGCTCCTGTTAAAATGGAGCAGCCAGCATGAGGCCGGCCTCGGAAGCTCGCCTGTGACCCTGGAAGCCACCATCGAAAAGGAGTGCTGCCGGCGCGCCGAGACCGCCGGTTGGTGGCACCGGAAGGTCCAGTGGGTCGGCAGCCGGGACGCTCCGGATCGCGTGTTCATCCGGGACGGTCAGACGGTCTGGGTCGAGTTCAAGGCCCCTGGGAAGGTCCCGCGCCCGACGCAGGCCCGAGAGCACAAGGAAATGCGCGAGGCCGGCGCTACCGTCCTGGTGATCGACGACGTTGACGACTTTTGCGAACAGATGGGGATTTCATGAGAAAACGCCAGGAAATGCGGTCGTACCAGGTCGACGTGAGCGCCCGGGCGTTCGCCAATCCGAAGCTCCTGCTGGCCCTCGACATGGGCCTGGGGAAGACCGTGATTTCCTTGACCGTCGTGTCGGACCTTCTGGACCTGGGCGAGGTTCGGAAGGTCCTGGTGGTCGGACCGAAGCGGGTGGCGAAGTTCACCTGGCCCAATGAGATCGGCGAGTGGGGGCACCTGGCGCATTTGAAGCATTCTGTGCTCATCGGCACGCCGGCGCAGCGGACGAAAGCGGTTCAGTCCGACGCCGAGATCCACATCATCAACCGGGAGAACTTCAGCTGGCTATGTGAGCACTTCGGCGGCGCGCTGCCGTACGACATGGTCATCTGGGACGAGAGCAGCTCACTCAAAGAGGGCAAGCGGAAGACCGGCAAGGGGTTGCTGTCGCGCTTCGGGTGGCTTGCTCGGGTCTCGCCGCGGCTGCGCCGGGTCATGCTGCTGTCCGGCACGCCGGCCCCAGAGGGCATCGAGGGTCTGTGGGGACAGATGTACGTGCTCGACCAGGGCAAGCGCCTCGGGATGAGCAAGACGTCGTTTTATAACCAGTATTTTAATCCGAAGCAGCGCTACGCGGCCGGCGGCTCTCGGGCGTTCACCGAGTACACACTGCGGGTGGGCAGTTACGAGAGGATCATGTCGACGGTCGAGGACGTGATGATCGGCATCAAATCCGAGGACGTGCTGAAGCTGCCGCCGCGGATCGACCACGAGATCCTGGTGGACCTCCCGGCCGCAGCGAGCCAGGCGTACCGCAAGCTGAAGCGCGAATACCTGCTCGAAGCAGGCTCTGGGATTGTCGCCAAGTCCGCCGGCGTCCTGGTCAACAAGCTGGCACAGCTCGCCTCCGGGGCGGTCTACGATGAGGACCGAACCGTCCATCACTTCCACGACGCCAAGATCGAGGCGCTCCAGGAGCTCGCTGAAAACGGCGAGCGCATGCTGGTCTTCTACAACTACCAGCACGACCTGGCGCGGCTCAAAGCGGCCTTCCCGAAGGCCGTGGTGTTCGCGGACGATCCGAAGGCCTTGGACCGGTGGAACGCCAAGGAGATTCCGATGCTCCTGGTCCATCCGGCAAGCGCCGGCCACGGTCTGAACTTCCAGGCGGGCGGGCGCGTCGCGGTGTGGTTCTCGCTTCCATGGTCGTTCGAGCTCTACGAGCAGGCCAACAAACGCCTCCACCGGTCAGGCCAGACCGGGGACAACGTGGCAATCTACCACATCCTCGCGCACAAGACGGTGGACGAGCAGATCCTGATGGCCCTGCGCGCCAAAGCGGCTGACGCAGGGGCCATCGTTCGGTGGATTTGCGACCGGTTCGCTGCCGAGGACCTTTAGAAAACCGCGATCTGACCGGTCTCGATGATCACGATTCCGGGTTGGCCAGGGCTCGCGTTTATCGTAATGTTTGGTGGCGCTGCCCCACCTGCCCCATAACCAGTCGGTGGAGTTTGGCCCACGTTTGAGAACGTCCCAGGTCCGAAAGGCGAGTCCTGGCCTGTTGCAACCCAAAAAGCGTTTTCGTTGTTGGTGAAATTTCCAAAAGCAGTTGTTCTGTAGGTGAAGGGGGTTCCAGAGTAGGAACTGGCATACAAAGTGGTATTTTGTTTCAATGTCCCGCTGAAACAACCCACACAACCCCCGGTTCCGTTCACAGTCGTAAGCAAGCCAGCGAAACATGCGGGTCGCGTCTTACCTGTCGGCTGAAGCGGCGCTTTCCCGCCCAAGCCTCCTTTCAGGACCAGATTGATGCCACCACCGATCACCGACGTGTCTCCTCCAGGGCCTCCATCCGTCGGAGTGTCCCCCGAAAGGCCTGCTGACCCAGGGCCGCCTACACTGATCGTGAGGATGTCTCCCGCTTCAACATCAAACTGCTGACGATACAAGTATTCTCCCGCAGAGCCTCCTTGACCCCCTGTGTAAGGTGCATTTGAAATTCCATAGGCAGAATCTGAACTCACACTCGGTGATCCCGCACCACCACCGCCACCACCACCGGCGATGCCCGTGATGGTGACCTGTGAAACACCAGCCGGTACGGTGTAAAGCAACGAGCTCGACGCAACGGTGTACACCGTTTGCTCGATGAAGCTAAGTCCGCGCGGACCGGCGTTGCCCTGGTATCCGGTTGGCCCGACAGGACCCTGAACACCTTGTGGTCCTTTCGGACCCGCAGGTCCCGGAGGGCCAGGAGGACCGCCGGGCGCCCCTGGCACCCCGTCCGGCGTACGCACACCGTCGATGTCCCAGACGATGTTGAACTGCCAATCGCGCAAGATGACGCGGTATTCCAGACCGTCCGACAAAAAGATGATGGCACGCCCGTTTGCATCCAGAGGCACGGGGTTTGGCAACGGAATGGTGCCGTCTGCGTCTGCGTAGACGTTCTGAAGGGTTCCCGTTCCTGCGGCGAGGAACACCACGTAGCCAAATCCCAGAGGATTGCCCTGGAGGTCAAAACCGCAGAACTCGGGATTGTAGAAAATAGATGCTTTTTGATCAGCCATTATGGCACCACATAACTGAGAATGACCAGGCCCTTCCCGCCGGTTTGGAGCGTGGTTGGATTGGTGGGGCTTCGTCCCATGCCCGACGAGCCGTAGGACGCTCCAAATCCGATGGGGGCGCCCCCAGAATACGCCCCCGTGGCAATGTCCACGGCGGTCAAACCACCTGCAACACCGCCCCCGCCAACACCGTTTGCCGTGTTTGCGCCTGGTGTACCTCCGCTGTAAAAATCGGTGAAGTTGCTGGGATTGAAAGCCGCCGTTGGATTCAGACAATGGACAACCTTACGTTGACCATGTACCGACCGAAAGGTTGCCAGGGCATTGGCTGTCAACGTCCCACCACTGGTGTACAACGTTTTTGATGCATTGGTGGGGTCTTTGTAATCAACCTTCGTTCGATTTGCAGCAGTGCCAACAGGTCCTTGACCTGCGGCAGATCCGTTCCAGTCGGTGCCAATGGTGACAGTAACGGTCGACAAGGGGAAGATGGAGACGGTGTATTCCCCAAAACCACCACCCTGTGGACCCAAAACTCCATACCCAAAGTTGACTCCAGCCAGCACCCCATTCCCCTGACCTGGGTTCACCAGGAACAGCGTGACGCTGGTGACGCCCGCAGGCGCAACCCAGCTTCCGTTCGCCGGGAACACCACGAAGTTCCGACCGTTGAGGCCGTTCGGACCCGTCGGACCCTTGGTTCCCGTCGGTCCGGGCGTTCCTTGGGCGCCGGGAGGTCCCGGAGGGCCGGGAGGTCCCGGAGGCCCCGGAGGTCCGCCGGGCGCGCCCTGGCGACCGTAGAGGACCGGCACAGGGTCGACGCTCCAGAGCAACGTGCCGGTCGGGTTGAACAGAGAAAACCCGTACCGCATGTCGTTGAGCAGCCAAATGCGCGCGATGCCCGCATCGTCCAGGTAGACCGGGTCGGTGTTCGCACCGTCCGCAAGCTTGTCCTGATAGGTGACCGTGTCTTCGATCATCCCCGTTTTGTACGTGCGGAATCGCCCGCCAGCCAGCGGCTGGTTGGGTCGTGGACGCGCGTAGATGGGGGGCAGCGGGAAAAGCGCCACGACAGATCCTCAAATGTTCTGGAGGTAGTTTACCACGAGAATGCCAGGGGCACCAGCACCGCCCTTGCCAGCATCGCCGCCTTTGGGGTTGAGCGCCGCGGCCGTCACCTGGCCCTGCGGCTCAGCGGGCGCCGTGGTTGGCTTTGCACCCACAGACGTCCCCGACCCGTAGACGTACGTGGCGCCGCCGCCTCCACCGCCGCCGCCGGTTCCGTTCCCCTTCCCGTCTTGACCGTCGCCGCCTTTCATGTCCAGCAGGTAGTACCAGCTGACCGGAACATCGGGCGCGATCCCGCAGTTGCCGCCGCCGCCGCCGACGCCGAAGGGGCCTGTTGCGCCATCACCACCGGTTCCCGGCATGGACTGAATGTGCTGGGGTTCGGTGGTCGGCGTCGAACGTGCCCAAACGGTGTACGTGCCCACGCCACCGGGCCACCCTCCGACCGGGCAAACCACACCCGTAGCAGGAACACCCGGTTGGCCGCCGGTCAACCGCAGGACTTCCGTGTTGTTGATCTTGAGCACCGTATCCGCCCCCGCGGTCGGATTGGATCCGCCAGGAATGCCCCCGGTACCTCCAGCGCCGATCGTCACCTCGTAGGTGTCCCCCGCGCTCACGTTGAGCTCGTTGAACCAGGCCAAGGCACCGTGACCGCCTCCGCCTCCGCCATTGCCGGCGTAGGGAACCGCCGTGGGGCCCACAGCGCCAGCAAAACCTCCGCCGCCGGCGCCAGCTCCCGACAGGTACACCTTGTTCACGCCGGTGGGGACCGTGCCCGTGTAGGTGCCGGCCGTCTTGAAAACGATCGCTCCGTTGCCCGCGGTCGCGTCCGCGCCCGGGTCACCGGTCGCCCCCGTCTTGCCGCGCGGCCCGACGATGCCAGGAGGTCCCGGAGGTCCGACGTCCCCGACGGGTCCCGGATCGCCCCCGACGGTCCCTGGCGCACCGGCCTGCGTGTAGATGCCGTCCTCTTCCCAAATGAGGTTGTCGTTGGCATCGAAGAGCACGAAGCGGTACGCCTCGGCACCGTCGCCGATCCACACGTCCGCCTGCCCGTACTGCAGGATGATCGGCTGGACATGCTGGGTCGTGCCGGTCGAGTCGGTCCAGCACGGCTTCAGCGTGGACGTGCCGGCTCGGTAAACGTAGAGCTTGCCCAGGTGCAGCGGCTTTCCGTTGTCGTCGAAGAAGCACAGCCGCGGCGGCGGCAAGGGACTGCATTTGGACATTTCAGTTGGCTCCAGGCAAATCGATCATTCCATCGTCCGCGGACTCTCCGCCCATCGGAAGGTCGAACTCCTGACCGTTCAGAGCGGGGAGCGCGTTGTTCTGGTCACTCTGACGGCCGCCGACCAGGCCCATCGTCACGGCGTTCCTCGCGCCTTCCCCGATCAGCTTCATCGTCAGACTTTCCGCGGCCTTCCCTTCGCCGTTCTTCACGCCGGAGATCTGGAGCGCGATGTTCCGACCGGCCTGGCTGGCCAGGCCGTACTTCAGGAGCATCGAGGCCGTCAGGCCTGCAGCAGCAGCAGCTGCGACTGCACCCTTGTCACGGCCATTGGTGTAATACAAGGCACCACCGCCAGCGGCGGTCGGGATGATGGCATGCCGGCCGATCATCATGGCCTTGCCCGCCCAATCGGACGGGTGGGCCTTCGCGGAAAGCGCCTCGGCAGTGTTGGCCGCCTTGATGAATCCGTCGATCAGGAACTTCTGACTGCCCGGGAACAGAACGTTCACGGCATTCCTGTTGGCTGCGATGGTGTTTCTGGCCGCTACTACGTCGAAGCCTTTACCAAGGGCAGTCGCCTGGCGCGCAACGTGGTCCAAAAAACTGTCGCGCGCTGCTGCCTTGCCGCTTTCGGACAACAACTGCAACCCTTGAGCGACCTTTCCACCTTCTTTACCCAAGCCCTCGCTGCCGGCCCACAGTTGGGCCAAGCTGTCTTGTGCGTTCACATCCGTAGAGAGGAACTTGCCTGCCTTTTTGTTGTATGGCACAACCTGGCTGTTGTAGAATTCGTTGGCTTCGCGCCACGCCTTGGCTGCATCCGGCGACAGCCCGTTCTCCAAGTCCTGCCCCACCGCATTGCGCAGCCGCGTGATCTCGGCGGCCATTGGCGAAATGGGTGCACCCTTCGGCGCGTTGCCCTTCAGATCGCGCAGCACGCTGCCGAGCTCGCTGTAGAAGCTCATGAGCTTCTGCGGGTCCACCGCGCGCGCAGCCACGCCGCCATTGGCAGTTGGCTGGAGCATCTCATCGCTCATCGCCTGGAGGACCTGGGCGCCACGCGGGGAATCATCGGCCAGGCGGCTCGACTTGCTCATCAGAGCTGCGAGATCCTGAACCCCTTTTGCCGCCGAGTTCGCAACGATGGGCTGCGTGCCGGCCAGCTGCCGTACGTTGTCGTAGAGCGCGTCCGCCTCGATCTTCCGACCGGCCGCTTCCGCCGTTCCGCTGGCGCGGACGGTTTCACCGGCTCCACGGGCGTTCGCCAGGTCGTCCAGAGCGCTCTGGGCCGCGCGACCGCGCGGGGTGTTGATCCCCAGGCGCGCGATGGCGTTCTGGAGCATCTGGACGCGCGGGTCCACGGTGTTGGCCGCAGCGGTGCGCGTGGCATCGCGGGCAGCGTTGAAAGCACCCTGGGCTTCCTTGTTGGCCTCCCTTGCGGCGATTTCTGGGATGACCTCTCCAGTGACCTTCTGGATGATCGGCTTGGCGATCTGCCCGGCTGCCGACAATCCGCCACCCACGATGGCCCCGCCTTCCGCGCCCGACGTGATGTCGCGGCGGGCCGCGTCTTCGAAGCTCTCATCGCCCTGGCGGTAGTGGCCCTGCGCCGCAGCAACGCCAGCACCTTGCGCCGCACCGGTCAACGCGCCGGCGCCGATCTTTCCGGCAACCCCCATGCCACGCAGCGCCTGCGCCACCTTGAGCTCGGGAGCAGCCAAGCCAGCGGCCAGGCCCGGCCCGTACTTCTCGGCCAGCTCCCAGTAGCGCGTGTCCGTCTGACCTTCCGGAGAGACGCGATAGGCTCCAGGCCCCGCCCAATAGCCGATGGCGCGCAGGCGCTCGGCGTTGTCGGCCAGCGGATCGGTGTCGGTATCCTCTTCGTCGTCCGGGTGACCTTCCACCTTATTCTTGCCGCCCAGGAGCGACGACAGCCAACCCAGCAGACCGCCTTTCTTGCGGACCGCGCTGGACGCGTGGCTGACGCCCTGGCGGATTCCGGCGGCCCCCTCCAGCAGTGCGTTGTATGCACCGGGGTCGGTCTTGAATGACACGCCTGGGTTTTCCACGTCCTGCTGCGCGCCACGCTTCATCTGTTCGATGAACTCGTACGCGTCGTTCCCGGACAGGGTCACCCCGCGCCGCTGCAGAGAGGCGTTGAACGACCCAGAGGGCATGTTGAATGCCTGCTCGATGTAGTCCGTGAGCTGACCGTTCGTCGCGTTCGGGTTCTTCTTCATGAACGCCGCGACGGCCGCCGCAGGGCTTGACGGGTTCTGCGGGTAGGAAGGACCCGCGTCCACCTTTGCAGTTTCGGCGTTCTTCAGCCCGGCAAGGAGATCCGACACGCCAGCGGCGGAGGCAGTGGGAGCTGGCGCCGGCGCCGGCGCCGGCGCAGCAGCCGCGCTGCGCGACTGCTTGATCGAGGCCAGCAGCTCATCGAACGTCGGCGTGCCCTTGGGCGCTTCCGCAGCCGGAGCGGTGGCTTCAGCAGGCGCTGCGTTGGTTTCCTGCGGCTCCGGCAACTCGGACGCATTCGCGCTGCTGATGCCGATCAGCTTCAGGAACGGGTTCTCGGCTGCCGGCTTCTTCTCCACCGGCACGCGCGCGGGGACCGCCGCGGTCTGCACGCCCGCGGGCATGCTCAAGCCGCTGCTCGCCAGGACGCGCGCATCCGGCCAGCCTTCGTCGGAAGGAAGTGCAGTCGGTCCCTGTGCGTCGTCACCCCCGATCTGATCGGGAAGCGGCGGCAATCCAGCCTGTCGGATGGTCTGGACAGGCGCGGGGTTCTGGGCGGTCTCGACGGTCGCGCCCGGGGATGAAGTCAGGCTTCCGTCGAAGCCAGCCTTTTTTTTACCGCGGCGAGGTAGTTCCGCGTCTCCTTCGGCAGGCGGTCCAGGCCGTGCTTGTCAACGCCAGCAGGACCCCAGTTGTAGGCGGCGATGGCCTTGTCGACGTCGCCGTTGTAGCGCTTCACCAGGTTGCCCAGGAGTGCGCCGGCGGCCTTCGCAGAGGCGATCGGGTCGTTCGGGTCGGTCAGGCCGTAGGCCTTCGCGGTCGCCGGCATGAACTGGAACGCGCCGGCCGCACCAGCGGGCGAGCGGGCGTTCGGGTTGTACCGGCTTTCGATGTAGGCGATCGCGTCGAGAAGACCTGCCGGCAGGCCATTGGCCCGCTCGATGCTCGGAAGGTCCGCTTCTTCGATCCAGGAGGTGTCGACGGCCATTTTAATCCTCGAAGTGAATGTTTGGATACTGCTTCAGGAGACGCACTTTCATCTGCCGTGGAGTGGTCTTCGCCTCATCTTTTCCCTTTCCTTGGTTGTCCGCAGCCACCAGGTCGTTGATCTGATCCTTGGAGATCGAGCGATACTTGCTGGAGTCCACACCCGGCAGCCGTGCCGTGGACCGGCGCGCCTGACTGATGAGGTTCACACTATCATCGGTCATCTCACCGAGGTTTTTCAAAAGCTGGTTCACTGTAGTATAAGCGAAGTTCATATTCAAGACCCCGTCCTGACTCAACAGGACCTCCTGCTGCGTCGCACGGCCGCCAGCTGCTCCGGACACGTTCTGCGCAGCAACGGCGATCTTCATACCGCGCAGGCGCTGCAACGAGTACCACATTTCGCCTTCCGGCGAGTTGGGGTTTGCCAGGGCACGCGCCTGCAGCTCGCCAAGGCGCACTTCCCTCAAACCCGGGTTGGCCTTGATCTCAGGAATGGCTGCAGCACTGAAGTTTTCGATCTGGTTGAGAACCGCCTTGTTGCTGTTCTCTCTGTTTTCGTTGGCTCTGATCTCTTTGTTGACATTGATTTGGTCGGACGCACGAATCGGCACAGCCTGCGGATTGACTGCATTCACCTCGCCCTGGAGGGCCTTGATGCGCGCAGGCATGACGCCTTTCGGCGCCGCCTCGATGAGTTTCTGGACGGCGGCGGCGCCTTCCTTGGTGAGCTTCTTGTCATCGCCGCGCAAACCAGTGGCCTGTGCAACAGCCTCGTTCCACTGGCTCAACTCTTCGGCCTGCTGCTGTGCTCCACTGACCTTCGCCCGATTGGCCTCGGCGCTCGCGGTGTTGCGGTCGATGACCGACGGAACGACGGCCGTTTTGGCGTCGGCGGTCTGCTGGGCAATCGGGACCTTGGCGGCGTTGGTGTCGGCATTCTGTGCCGTGGCCTGGGCGCGGATGAAGTTGGGATCCGTCAGGATGTGGGATGCCAGTGGCAGTGCATCCTTGAACGTCGGGATCATGTCCAGCGTGTGCTGATCGATCACGCCCAACTGCACAAGCAGAGGCTTCACGTGATCCCAGGCGGCGTCCTGGGCTTCTTCGGGGAGTTTGCTGATGCCCACCACTTCGCGAGCGATGGCCGACAGGCGCTGATCTCCCATCTGCATCTCGCCCATCTGGAGCTTTTGCTCCGCGTCAGCCTGGTTTGTCTGCGCCTGGGCAGCATCCAACTGCATGCGCGACTTCGTGGCAGCAATGTTGGTTGCCGTGGCAGCATTGTTGAGCATGCCCGTAGCCACCTGCATTCCCACCGTGCGGGCCGCGGTCGGGTTTGCCATGAACAGGTCCTTCATGAACCCGGCAGCATCCAGGCCGCCCTCACCGTCCGAGTTATTCTCGAACGCCTTCTTGAGGTCGTGGTTGGTCTTGGCCTCGTAGACGGCCCCCATGCCCTCTTTGATGGCATCGCGCATGTACGCATCGCGCTTCGGGCCTTCCCGGGCGATGATGTTCGTGTCCGCAAGTTCGGGACGGAAGTTCAGGAGGCCAGCAACCGGATCAGTCATTCCAAATCTCCGTTAGAGCAGGCTTGCCAGGCCGCCGATGACACCGCCGGCCACCGCGCCCCAGGGCCCGAGCATCGCACCGGTGGCTGCGCCTGACGCCGCACCACCCATGAAGCGCATGGCGCCGCTGGGCTGCATGGCCTGGTTTGCCATGATGTTGCCCTGCTGAACTGCGATGTTGCCCTGGTTGGCTGCGTTGGCGGTGATGAGCCCCGTGGTGGTGTTGCCGTAGTTCTGGTTGACCTGCGACTGGAGGGTGGCGATGTTCGAACCCGCGCCGGAAGCGGACGCGCCCAGGTTCGCCGTACCCATGAGCATGTTGTAGGTGCGGTCCTGGTCGGCAGCCCAGCGGTTGTAGGAGTTCTGGTACTCGTTGGAGGCGTAGTCCTGCGAGTAGCGGTCCATCGCCTTGGCCGCCGCTCCGGAAAGCAGACCCCCGCCGGCCGCGGCCGACCGATTGACGGCTTTCTGACCTTCACGCAGGCGGAACTGGTAGCCCGGGTCATTGTCTTCATCCCAGTTGAACTTGTCTCGCAAACCACCGCCTGGCGCCAAAAGACCGGAAAGCTGGTCGATTGACTGCTGACCAAGGGCACGCTGACCGGCAGTGTCAGCACGAATCTGGTCGTACTGCGCCTGGTAGCGAGCCATGTCCTCGTCATGGATCTGCTTCTGGATGTCCAGGCCACGGTTGGTGGCCTGATTCGACTGGTCAGCCGAATACTTCAGCGCATCGGCCTGGTACTTGGCTGCTTTGCTGCTGGCGCCACCACCGCTCATCGATCAACCCTCGAAGTATTTGATGCACCCGACTTCTTCCGGGAACCACCCTCTCTTTTCCAGGGACAGAGCCAGGCGGGGCGGCACACCGAAGTACAGGAATTTTGCGCCTTGAGCGCGTACCAGGTCTTCAATATACGGCAAAAAAGACCGGCTGTAAACTGACGACCGCAGTTCGTCTTCCATGAAGAGCATGTCCAGGCGCCCGTAGAGCACGCCCACGTGGGGATGGTTGTCCACAAGCACCACGCCATACCCGACCAGGCGCCCATCGCTGGTTCGGGCCGTGGCGCAAATCAGCACCCCTGCGTCCCTGGCGATGAAGTAGGAGAGCATCTGGGGGTTGGAGGTCAGTTTCTCCGGGGACCGCCAGTGTGCGTACACATCGCCGCCATGGCGGTCCAGCAAGGGGTTTGCCTCGATGGCAAGCTCGGGAGTCAGCCTTTCCACAGCGAAGACGATTTCAGGTTCACTCATTATATTTTGCTCTCACTTTTGAAATATAATCCTGGAGGGCATTCAGTTGGATTCGGAGACGGTCGGCGTCGGCGGCAAGGGCGGCAAGATTTGCTGCATCCTCTGCGTAAATGGGGACCCTTTGTACGGCGTCATCGTCCACTCGGGCGGTGCCGGGATCTTGGGGCAGGTTGACGCCACCGGTGGAAGCGGGTCCTTTCGGGCAAACAGCCCGGATTGACAGCCGCCGAGTACCATCGGCAACAGCAGCGCGCAGAGCATCAGATTCAGCTTTCGCATCGGCAAGTTCCTTCGCATGTGTGGTGTTGAGGGTCTCGATGTCCGCCTGCAGCGCATTGGATTTCTCCAGGGCGGTTGACAGCGATTTCTCGTACTGTTTCGAGATCTGTGCTTCTCGATCGGTGTACTTCAGGATGACCGCGTTGACTGCGTTGGCCTGGGTCTTTTCGTGCCACTTGAAGCCGGTCCAACCCGTGACGCTGGCTCCCAGGAGGACGGCAACCAGGTACCGAAACCATGGCTTGCCGAGCAGTGTCGTGATGATCGTCAGCCAGCTCACGTGTCTTTCGGTTCGGAAACCGCCTCTTTGCTGATCTGGCTGATCGAAACCATGGTTTCCGCGTGCGTAGGATTGGCAAGAACAGCTGCCCGCATCGTCTCGGCAGCAGCTTCGGTCAGAGAGCTGGCCGCAGTTTCTGAAGCGCCACGGCGCAAAACCGTCATGATCACAGAGGCTTCGGCAACGACCTGACCCAGGTCTTTGTCGCGCCTGTTGTCAAACCACCGCAGCACCCACCCCACTACCCACCAAGCGGGGAGGCCACAGAGCACCACGATGGGCCAGGACACGTACATCTCGCCAACCCCGGTCAGACCCTCCGCGGAGGCCTGCTTGGCGGCTGCTTCGAAAAGCAGCGGGTAATGAACATGGAAGTAGGCGACCACGATGGGTCCAACGATGAAACTGGCGAAGAGCGTGCTCACGATGCGGACCATCGCCTCGCGGACCGTTCGTGGAGTGATGACGAAGAAGCCAACCGCACTGGCTACTGCTGCAGCGATGGTGTGTCCCAGGATGAATTTCAGCAGACCATATGTGACTGCCGACGCGGTGGTGGTTGCTTCCATCGATGGGTCCTGCAGTTTTAGTATAATGGCATTTTTCATCGGATCTCTCCGGCCATTCTGACATTTTACTCGGTTACGGGTCGGAGAGCAACCCCGAAAACCGGGCCACGGTCAGCGAAGATCCCGCTGATGCGGTGGCCTGAATCACCTCCGAAGCATTGAAAACATGACCTTCGATGGCGTCCACGCGGATCGAGCTGTTGGCAGCTACGGCGAGCGCCGTCACGATATTGAAGCCAGCACCCCCCGAGGTTCCGATGGTTACCGTCTGGGGCGTCCCCGTCGTATTCGTGATGGTCAAGCGCTTGCACACCCACACCTTGCTGTACGGCACGGTGTACAGGTTGGTTGCAGAAGTGCCGATGGCGAGACCAGCGGCCGGTCGATTGATGTTTGCTGCCATGGCTACCTCAAAGGTTGGACCAGATGCCCGCGTCGACCAGTCCGACCGTCAGCGCCAGGTCGCTTTGGACCGTGGTCATCTGACTTTGAAGGGTGGTGATGTTGCCCTGGATCGTGGTGATCTGCCCCTGGATCGTGGTGATGGTGGTCTGGATGCCTGAAACCGTCGCCTGGAGTGTCGCTACCTGGCTGAGTGCAGTTGCAGCATTCGCCTGGGTCTGCCCCAGAGCGGTATTCAAAGCATCCAATGCCGTGTTCAAATCCGCAAGTGTCTGAACCTGCCCATCGATGAGCTCGGACAAATCTCCGTTGCTCAACGCAGACAGACCACCCACCCGCTTCCACAGGTCGTTGAACCAGATGAGCCATGGCTGCGTGAGGTAGGCACGCTGGTCCACCAGCGGCGCCTGGAAAGGCGCCGACAGCTGGGTGACGGCCGCTGGAGCGGGGGCGGGCGCTGGCGTGCTCACGAGATGCTCGGAGAAGCGATGACGCGCGCCTGGATCCAGGTCGTCGGAACGGGGTCTGTCATGGTAACACGCCAGACACGGTCACGGGCCTCGCCAAGGCGCCGCCAGATCACGCGGAACGTGAATGCTCCGGCCGGACCAAGACCCGCGGGAATCTCGTTCGACCACGTGTATCCGCCGTCGTTCGACCAGGACAGTCGGATCTGCGGGAACACCTGGGAAAACGCACCGGAGGGCGTTCCAACTCCCGTCTGACAGTCGAGCTGAAACTCCTGGTAGCTGATGCGTTCCAGCTCGGGACCGGCCATGTGGGGCGACTGACGCATTCTGACAATCGGATCTCCGTCGTCCGAGAACGTGTCGAGGTCCATCTCGTAAAGGCGACCGTCGGCATAATCCGAGACGATGTGCTTGTTGAACGCGGCGATGTGGTACTGGGCGCGAGCACGCTCGGCTTTACCAGAGATCGGGTTCAGGTACTGCCGCTCGTGCCAGGCACCAGTCGTGTTGTCGTACGCCCAGGTGCTGTTCGCCTCTGGGAAGTTGATCACGTAGACCGAACGACCACCCTGGTTATAGGCATAGGCCACAGCGTTCTGGGGGTTGGGGTATCCTTGCATAGCCTGCTCGACCGCGTCGGTAGAGATGCGACGTGCATTGAAACCTTCGCAGCAATAGACGATGGTTGAGCCGGCGTCGTTGCGGCCGAGCCAGAAGAAGGTGTCGTCCATCAATGCCAGGGACCAGGGGGCCAACAAGCCGTATTGGTTGAACGCTCCTTGGATCGGCTGGAACGGAAAATCGGCGTTTCCGCTGTCGTACCAGACCTCGGTCGTGTACGACCCGAAGCACCACAACTGACGCTTCAGCCCGATGGCCGCCATGACGTTGTCAGGGGCCCCCTCGGCACTCGCGAAGTCCAGGGGGTCGATTTCGATGGGGTCGCTGTACGGCTGGGAGATGTAAATCTGCTGGGATGCCGGCTTCACGAAGACGAAGTAGCCATCGAGAAACGTAACCGTGTAACTCCCAAGCCAGCCTTCGGCAACGATAGGTGAAAACTGGTTGTCCTCCAAGCGCAGGATGTAGCCGTTTTCGCCGTCCACGATGCAGATCTGCTGACCGTTTCCAGCCATCGAGATGAAGCCCTCGGACGTGCTCAAGCTGGCAATGTCCGCGTGGGTCCCGTCTTCGAAGATCTCGGTCAGGGTGGCGCCGTAGACCGCAAAAACTCGGCCGCTCCGCTGGTCCTGGACCATGCCGCGCACGGGCGACGTCCCCAAATACCCGAAGCGCTTGAGGCCCGGGGTTGGGATGAGCGCGGACACAGCCTTGCCCTGCTGCGTCTGGTCCATGACCGGCATCAGGTTGACCGTGCGCTGGCAGTCGAAGTTTCGGCTGGTCAGGGTGTACGACTGACCGACAAACGGGATCATCGGCATCAGTTGTAATCCCCCGTGCGCCAGTTCCAAATACCGCCGTGCGTGAGGACTGCGGGGTCGATATTGCTGAAGGAAATCGGCGAGTTGGTGGCTTTGATTCGGGCCTTGGAGCCAACCGCCTGCCCCAAAACGGCTTCAGGAACCGTGCGACCGAACAGGGAAGCGATTTCGACGGCGAGACCGTATTCCAGGGCCTTGGTGTAGCCTGGCGCCAGGTCGAGCACCGTGTCGAGATTTGCCACCCCGGACGTCCACTGGACACGCGTCAGGAACGTGATGAAGCTCTGCGCCACGTTCGGCACCGGCCAGACGTGGAGTTTCCCCATGGGGTAGCCGCGATTGACGTACACGTACACGGGGTACGTGCTTTCGATGGTGGGCGTCGAAAGCTCCTGCCACTCCACGTCGGACAGCATCTTGATGTTCATGCGCGTGGCCGGCGTGGTCGACGTGATCGTCAACCAAGCGCTGTCGATGGGTTGCACAGGAAACGGGGCGTTGATGTCTCCCCCCACACCCCAGGTGTAGAAGTCCTGACCAACGACCATGGGTACCATGATCTCCGTGGTGCCGTAGATCATCAGGTTTTCGGTGGCCCAGGCTTCAATGAGCTGGTTCAGCGTCCGCAGACCGTCGTTTGCCTCGTTTGCCGCCGGGTTTTCCCCTTGTCCCAGGATCCCCGCCAGCATCATCGCCCGCCGGATCAGATCCCGTGCTGTCGTTGCCGTTGACTGACCCATTGATCACGTTCTCCAGTTTGGGGTCGAAGTGCCACTCCGGACCCAGGTTGTTCTGTTCGTTCTCGTCTTCGATGATCCGATGACCACCGACCGAGTACACCATCTTGGGGTATTCCATTGCCACTCCTAGTCAGACGACGCGACCCATGGTGGCTCGGTTGAAACCTGTTCCACCTTCCCAGGCCCCTCCACTGATGGGTTGCGTCTGGTTGAAATTCGGCATCTGGCCTGCGTTTTGCTGGCCGCCCTGGACATTCATCCCAGGGAACAAATTTTGCAGACGCGACAGGTACCCCCTGAAATCAGGGCTGTTCTGGAATTTGTTGGCCCCACCCATGATTCCGAGCTGCTCATCGTTCATCGTTGGACCAGGCGTGGGGTTGTTGGCCCCACCCATGATTCCGAGCTGCTCATCGTGCATCGTCGGGCCCTGTTGCCCTGTCATAAGCCCAGAAATGGGGGTTCCAACGGGGTTGGAATGAAAAAGCGAGGACATGGGGGATTGCGACCACCCAGGATCGGCACCCATCATTGCTGAACCTGGATTTCCGGCGGGGTTGTTGAAATGGACACCCGACATAGGATTTCCGGAACCCTGGTTTTGAGCAGGTACCGTAGCGGGGGTATTGAAGAAGCGTCGAAGCATGGTTTATGGCCTGTATGGAATCAGAGTGGGGCCACTACCCTGAATAAGGAGCGGTGCCTGCGCTTTGGCACTGATGTCAGCACCGTGAGCAACAACAGTGCCGAGCATTTCCAGCCACTGCTGCCACTTCTTTTTCTGCGAGCCTTCACCACCGGCGCCACCAGCGAACTGACCGATGAGCTGCTTCAACGCTTCGCTTTGGGCAGGAGTGCTTTCACCGGGAGTGCCGCCGAGAGCGGTCACAAGCATCGACGCGAGGTCGCCACTTCCAGCCCCTCCAGCAGCGCCAGATGCACCGCTTGCGGCTTGCTCTCCGCCGCCACCGCCCATGCCATTCAAGAGATCCGCCAATCCAGCCATGTGTGTTCACCAAAAAATGAGGGAGGCTGTGTGCCTCCCTCATTAAACAGGAAAAGTAGGGGGTCGTAAAGACCCCCCTACCATCAGGCTGCGCCGGACTCGATGCGGCACGCCAGCTCGGGGTACAGCGCCTGCCAGCCGTAGAGGACATCGAGACGGCAGGGCAAGCTGTCCGTGTTGATGTCGTACGCGCGGACCATGCGGATCGAGATGCCGGTCTGCTTGTCCGATACGCGGGCCGCCATGTCCACACCACCCGGAAGCGGGAGGTCGGCGGTGGCGAACGTGAACGCGTCGCGGTGGTAGGCGAGGCCCACCTTGGCAACCGCACCCGCGGTGCCCAGGACGGTGACCGCAGCCGAGTTGGCCGGCGAAGCGGAGACGTTCTGGAACTGGCCCGTCGGGGTGATGGCCGGCGAGATGGAGATCGTCGAGCCACCGGTCACCGCAGCGGTCACCACGAACTGGCGCAGCTCACCAGTGGATTGGCGGTTCTGCGGGTTCACGGCGTAGACGCCGGCGATGGTGAACACATCGCCCAGGTTCAGCGTGTTGGTCAAGCCCGACACGGTGAGGGTCGAGCCGGTCTGGCTCGCGCCGTTCACGGTGATGGTATCGGCCGCGGCCGAACCGACGGTACGCGTGCGCACGTTCTGGTCCATCGCCCAGTCGAACCCGGCAGCCGTGCCCATCTGGCCGCGCCGGTACTGGTCCGAGATCTGCGTGGACGACTGGAACAGCCCCTTGAGGTTGTCCACAACAGCCGCCTGCGTGATCGGGTCGATCACGATGGAGCGCTGGTCGTCGCGCGGGGTACCCTCGTTGTCCAGCTTGGCGCCGGCGTCGAGGTAGGTGCGAAGCGTGCTCGCGGCGGTACCGGGGGTGCCCACGGCGTTGTAGACCTTCGAGAACAGCGCGAGGCCGTCCGAGTCGATCTTGTTCGCGATGGTCGCCACCGCCGGGCGGATGAAGCGCTTGGAGAATTCGTCGATCGACAGCGCCAGGTCCTTCGTGGTGAACGTGAAGTCCACACCGAACTGCGTGGAAAGCTGCAGCGGGACCGAGGTCTCGGTGAGGTTTTCCACGGACAGCGCGGTACCCGTGCGGCCGACGTAGCGAACCGGCTTGCGGATGTTCAACGTGTCGCCGATCTTGGCACCGGAGACGCCGAACTTGTCGTCGTACTCGCGGGAGACCCCCTTGGTGAAGCTCAAGCTGTTTTCCAGGATCCGCAGGGCCTCGCGCGTGATCATCTGGATGGTAAGAAAGGTGTTGGCCATGGCGGCTTGCTTCTCCTGGTGCGTTGGTTGTGGGTGGAACGGTTATCGGATCGACTTACCGGCTGCCTTCAACTGATTTTCCCGGTACGCCTTGTACGTCTGGTAGTCCATCTCTTCGGGCTTGACCGAGCTCGAACCGCGAGACCCGCCAACCCCATGTGTGATGGGCTTCGGAGCTTTGGAGACGGCCGCGCCGCCTTCATTCCCCTTGGCGCCCTTCACCTGCGCCAAAATCTTGTCTTCCAGCTTGCCCAACTCCTTGGCCTGGATCACCGGAGGCGACTGCATGATCTTCATGGCCGCTTCCGGGTTTTTTGTCATCCAGTAGACCATGTCCGGCCCGACTTCCGATTCCAGGATGACCTGTCGGACCGTCACCGTGAGTGGCAAATCGGTCTTCTTGGCCTCCGCGAAGTCCGGATACCGCTTGGCCGCTTCGGCCACACGCTCCTTGAACTTTGCCTGGATGGATTCTGCCTGACGATGGATTTCCTGGTTTCGTGCTTCCTCCGCCTGCTTGGCGAACCGCTGCTCCACCTTGTACTCGGTGACAGCGGCCATGTAATCGGCGAGTTCCTCGAAATCTTCGATCTTCGGGGCGTTCGGATCCACGGCGGGTTTCGCCGGACCTTGACTTCCCTGGGTATCGTTGCCGTCGTTGGTCGGACGGTTGGCGTGGACCGCGGCGAGAGCGACCTCGCGCAACTGCGCGTTGTACCGCTCCATCTCGTTGAGCTTCTGCGTCAGTTTGTCGACGCGACGCTGCCAGCCACCCTTCTTCCTCGGCTTGCTGCCTTCGTCCTCATGTTCCCCGTCTTCGGAGTCATCAGCGTTTTCCGCCAACTCCTTGTCGTCGCCATTCTTGGCATTGGGTGATGCTGTGTCACCCTCTTCCCCGGCGTTGCGCCGGTCAGCACCGTCATCATGCCCCTCTTCTCCGCCTTTGTCAACTGCCTTGCCGTGCGCGAGCGCGGCTTCGAGGGCCTGTTTGCTTTCGTCGTTCGCCGAGGTGACGATGGCGGATACCGTGACGTTGCCGTCGGAAACACTCTGTACTTCGGACATGGAATACTCCATTGATTTTGGCGCGGTCGAACAGGGCCGCTACTGTTTACAACTTGCTGTGGTTCCGTTCCACGGTAGAACCAAGGAGGATGGGTCCTTTGCCCTTGAGATTCGACGGCGTGGCCGGAACGATGGGATGCAACGCGTCTTGCGGCAGCCCACCCTGTGAGTCCACGTTGGACTCGTGAAGCGCAGATTCAGCCTGGGATGCTTGCTTGTTCCGCATCTGCTCCTGCGTCTTCTGAAGCTCGGTGATCGGGTCGTTGATGCCTGGGATGACGTACTGCTCGGTACCAGGTTTGGCATTGGCCGGCAAAGCCTGGACCGGCTCGTCATCACCGATCTGCTGCAGGCGGTTTTCGATCTGCGCGATCTCCAGGTCGAGAAGCTTGTCGGCCTTGGCACCCATGATTTTGGCGGCCTCCAGCACGTAATCCCGCTGGATCTTGGCAAGCTCGATGCGCTCCTTGGAGGACGTCTCCATGATCTTGCTGTCGATTTTCGCCTCGGCGCTGTTGGCACGCGACGTCAACTCGGAGTTCAGGACCTGCATCTGCTGCATCACGGCCTGCATCTGCATGATCTGCGCTTGCGCCTGCTGCTGGATCTGCTGGATCATCGCCTGCGCCTTCGGAGAGATCCCGCCGTTCGGCTGGAGTTCCGGCGGCATCATGAGCTTCATGCGCGCGGCCATCTCCGCGGCTTCCGGAATGTCCAGATTGCCGACGATCAAGTCGCCGCACGACCCGATGATCTGGGGGGCGACCTTCGCGAGTTCCGTGAGGATCTTCAGGCTTTCCTGGCGCTGCGTCGTGTTGCTCTCACCAGGCTGCACCACCACGTCGTAGCGGCCGATGCCCAGCTGGTAGTCGCTGACGTCCTTGTTCTGCTCGATGTTCGCGCCGACCCGAACGACGCGCTCTTCGTCACCAGTGATGCGGATGATGCGCGGCGTGTCGTAGATCTTCGGGATCAGGTCGATGATGATCTTGCCCGCGTGGCGCAGAGACTTCGTCAGGTTGTCCACGTAATGGAAGTTGGTCGTCGAGGCCTGGTACTGGCGCGCCAGCACGGCCACGCCGCTTTCCTCACGTGAGCTCATGCCCAACGAAGGGTCGTAGATGCCCGTGGTGGCCTTGATGTCGTTCTGGGCGAGCGCGCGGGCGTTCGTGATGGCCTGGACCGGCGCCTCGTAAGCATTCCTGGTGGGCGCCGCGACAGGCTGACCATTCGCCGAGACCGGGTTGTACTCCAGGTACGGCAGGTTGCGCGTGTTCGCGATGTTCCACTGCTTCTCGAAGTTCTCGAACTGACCCGCCGCGCCAATGAACGGCGCGCGCGGAGCCAGCGCAATGCTTTCGGTCTCTGCCGAGACCCAGAAGTTGTACATGCGCTGCGGGTCGCGCGCCTGGCGCACGACGCCCTCGAACTGACGCTTTCCATCGCTGATGTACGTGTCGCCCACCACTGGGATGATGGGGATGCACTCGCCCGGCCACAGCGTCTCGTCCAGGATCTCCAGACCGTTGGTCAGAACCCAGTGTACGGTCCGGACTTCAGCTTCTCGCTCGGCAACAACTTCTGGAACGGCTGGGGGTTCGTCGTTTTGAAAGACTCCCGTTCCAGAAAGTTGAATGCCGGTCTCTCCGAACTTGCGGACACTCTCGTCGTAGTCCACCCGGTCCATGATCTCGCCGTTGTCGAGCTGGACAATGCGCTTGGTGGAACGTTCGACGTAGTAGTATTCCGCGAGCCGAATGGTGTCTTCGGTGACCCACGTTTCACATCCCACCCGCTCGGAATCCCACATGGCGCTGACGGCTTCGGAGTCGGGGAACTGCTTTTTGAAGTCATCGCGGGACTTCTCCTCGAAGATGAACGCAAACCGCGCATCCGACAGGAACGGCTCTGCCAGGGGGTCGGTGTACACCGAAAACACGTCCTGGATCGGCTCGATCACGATGTCCTGGTCGAAGCTGCGGTCGTCGCAATACTTGGTTTTGATCTTGAAGTAGCCAACCCCGCACGTCGCCGCCTGCTCGAACGCAGTGTCGTACGCCAGGTCAGCGTTGGAGGTGTACTCGATGTTGCGGATGAGCCCCTGGAGCACGATTGCCGTGTCCGGATCGGCCTTGTTGTCGACCGCAGTGACCTGGATCGAAGGGCGGTTCCGCTTCTGGTCGTTCACGACCTGCCGGATGTACTGCGGCATCTGGTTGACCGTCAGGCACGGACGCCCGTCAACTTCACGCAGGCGCTTGATCTCGTCCGGCCACTGCTCGCCAGACCGAAACTTGTAGTCGTCGCGCATCTCATCGCGCAACGCGTTCCAGGCTTCCTCGGCGACACGAAAGTCCTCCCGAATCTGCTTCAGGAGCTCTTCTTTGCCGCTTTTTGCCTTCTTTTCGGTCTTGTCAGCCATTTAACCCATCCACCCGTTTGAACCATTATGACGGTCATTGTAGGCATTGTCAACCTTGGTCGGTTTGACTTTGGCAACGGTCAAACCCGACACCACCAGGTACCGCGTGGCGTCCATCAGGTGGTCGTCTTCCTTCACGATCCGCCCCTTTTCATCGCGCCGGTACTTGCGGTATTCCTTCAACCAGTTCTGGCACGTCCGGAACACCTTCAGCTTGCCGGCCACCATCCTGTTCCAGACGTCGGTGATGCCAGAGTCCACGCCGTTGAAGGCCTTGGACAGCTTCAACCCCAATCCGCTGTAGATTTCGATGAGCCGCGTGCCATCCTTTTGATTGCGCTGCTCCGACGCAGGGTCGATGACCCCAGGGATCCAGTCTCCCTGCCCTTTGATGCCCTGGACATGGACCACTGGCTCCACTTCTCCCAGGTAGTGCTCGTGAAACAGGTAGAGAACGTCCGTTGTCGGGTCGATCGCCCCGAAAATCGCGGCCGTCCGGTTCCACCCGACGTCCAGACCGTAGACCTTCTTCCATGTGTCCGGAATGACGAAGGGATCCACGAGAATCCGTTCTTCGGCAATCGGGTAGACCACGCCGGCGCCCATTTGCGGGATGCCCTTCGAGCGCGCGTTGCGCTGGAACGGCGGCATCGACGCCAGCATCCCCTCCTGTTCCTCCTTCGGGATGTGCGGAACGTCGTCCCACGACGCCATGATCGCGCACTTCTGGTCGTTCTGGATGGGCTGGTTGACGTCACCGTCCTGGAAAAACGACAAAATGACCTTCGTCATGCCCCGGAGCGGCGTGAAGGTCAGCATCACCAGGCCGCCGTTGACCAGCGTGCGCATCAGACATTCGCTGAAGATGTCCTCGGGCGGTTCTTCGTCGAGCAGGATGCAGTCGATCTCGGTACCCTGGAACGATTCGCGCTTTTCCTCGTACGTCTTGAACGTGAGCAGGCTCGTTCCGCCGCTCGCGTGAAGCACCGAGATGGTGTCCGCCGAGTTGCGCACGCCCTGCGACGTCGAATGCTTGATGTAGCAGTCGGCCGGGATGAGACCGGTGCCGATCTCGTTTTCCGGACCCAGCAACTCGCGCACCAGCACGTCTCGGACCGTCTTCGACGTGTCGCCTACGCACCAGATGGTCACTCCACGGTCGAAACGGCGCCCCTTCCACCACTTCGGGTAGAGCCCGGTGGCATGCATGACCACTTCGAACAGGCCGCACTGGGTCTTTCCCACGCGGTTCGCGGCCATGAACAGCCGCTGGCGCGTGTGGCGCCCTTTTTCGAAGAACTGCATCTGCTTCGGATACAGCTCACGCCGAAACGGCCCCGTTTCCGGGAACAAGCCGAAGATCTTCCGCCGGCGCCGTCTTTCGACGAGCTCCGAAAACATCAGAAGCATCTCTTCCTTGTCGTCCCGGCGGAGCGGCGACGCGGTGATGGTCGCCAGCTGCGCTTGCATCAGACCTTAAGCCCCAACTTGGTCGCCAACTGCGCCAGTTTTTCGTTGATTTCCTCGTCCGACATCGCCGCCACGCGCGTCTTGAGGTCTCCCGTGATGTGGACGTGCTGACCGCGGTTGTAGCGCTCCGGGTTGTCCGCTTCCAGGATCATCTTCGCCAGGGCGTCGCTGTACTCGTTCACGTAGCCCACGCACTGGCCGCCCTGATACACCGGCTTGCTCGTCCCGAAGAACGCCCGCTGCCGCGCCTGGTCCTCGCACGCCAAGCGCCCCGTCTCCAGGGCATCGTTCCAGGCGTTCATGAAGTCCTTGTTCGTCCGACGCAGCGTGTAGAGCTCGCCCACCCGCTTGATGTCCGCCTCGGCAGCCGCCCGCGTCACCACAGCGTGCTTTTCCAAGTTCTCCAGGAACCGCTTCTGTTGGTCTTTCGAAATCGCCACGTTACTGCTCCGTACTGATGGAGACGCTCTCGCACCAACTCGACACATCAAACGACGGGCATTCTTTCACCCATTCGTTCGGCTCGACGATGCCGTCCCCGTTCGCATCCGGAGAAAGGTCCCTGTGACCACAAATCAGAGTCTTCGGATACCGCGATCGCAGCTCGTCCAACTTCCCACGCAACGCCTTGAACTGCGCCGGCGTGAAGTTGTTCTCGCCCTTTCCCGCCTTGTTCACCCCACCCACCAGACAAATGCCCAGTGAGTGTGCGTTGTACCCCTGCGCGTGAGCCCCGACTTCCGACTCCGGCCGTCCCGGCTCGATCGCACCGCTGCGCCGGATGACGTAGTGGTACCCGATGTCCTTCCAACCCTGCCCCACGTGCCATTTCCGGATTTCAGCTGCCCCCACATCGAGGCCCGCCTGCGTCGCCGAACAATGCACCACCAGCAAGTTGATGTCACGCATGGATTTTTCCTATCCACCCCCATCTTCGGGAGTATTATGAAAAATCCTCCAAAATCAGCCAGTTACTTGGCCGGCTTGAAGGACTCGAAGCTGGTGAAACCGAACGTCAGCGCCTTGATGACCAGGTTCTTGGTCTTCACGCCAGCGTTCGCCGGGTCCTTCTTGTACAGGCGGAACGCCAGGTAGGACCTGTACGTGCCGGCCAGAAGGGCCGCCACCAGGAAAAACTTCAACATGGGTGTGTCCTCGGTTGGTGAATCAGAGAAGTGCTGCTTCTCGCGCCCATCATAGACGGAACCACCTGTTACGGCAAGAGGTTCTGTCTTTCAGCTTCTGCCTGTCGATGTGCCCGAGAAGCAACCCGATGGTCAGGAGTAGCTTCCAGAACCACCCCATGTTTTTTATTCCGGTACTGGCCCTTGGAACTTGTACGCCAGGACATCAGCGTATGAAGCGAATCTGCTTCTCAGCGTCTGTTCTGGGAAATGTCCCAGGGACTTCCAGCGTTTTGTACCGTCGTCATTCTCGACTACTTCGAACTTCGTTGCCGACAGGAATGATAGCGGTGATCCTTCAGAGAACCCGCTGAACGCTGAAGGTACGTACACGGTCTTTCCATCTTTCTCGTACTTCCATCTGCCGAGAGCATCGACCGAGCAGTTTACGCGCATGTGACCGATTTGCAGGTCTGTCAGACCTTCCCACTTTTCGATGAGCGGGAACGGCGCAAAAAGCCAACGACCTTGCACTTTCATCCGACCCCACTCATCCAATTTCGGACGTGTCGTCGTAGCTCCGGTGTCCCAGTTGTTCACCAAAGTTGCCACTGTTTCTTCTGGAGAAAGACCAGCCTGTTTGGCTGCAGCAATCAGTGCGGCCAATGCATCGGAAATCGCTGACATTTCTGTATTCCTATTGATGCTTGTTCACCAATACCACTGTAACCTTGTTTTCCTGTTTTGTCTACCCCCACTTACAAACACCTACAAAACATGTTGCTAAAATTTTCCGCGTTGCACAGTGGGGCCCCCCACAACAACCAATCGAAAAACAAAACCTCGGTACCCCCTCCCCTCCGACGGTCCGACCGCCCCGACCGACGGACCGACCCGAGCAGACCGACCCACCGCGACCGACCGACCGACCGACCGCCGGACCGTCCTACCGCCCCGACCGCCCCGACCGACGGACCGTCGGGCCGTCCGATGTTCGGACCGTCGGGGCCTGGCCCGTCTGATGTCTGATGTTTTTTTGTCAGTCCTTCCGACCGGACCGCCTCCAGGTTTCCCATGTTACTGCATAGTGTAGCACAATGTGTCAAGCGCCCGATGTTTTTTGCCAGGGCGTTCCTTGCACGTGACCAGGGTGGCCGGGGTATGCCCGACGGTCCGACCTTCGGGGGCTGTCCNNGCTGTCCGAGTGTCCGACCTTCCCGGGGGTCCGACCTTCCCGGGGGTCGGGTTGTCCGAAGGTCGGGCAAGCCGGGGGGCTGTCCGAGTGTCGGACCTTCCCGGGGGTCGGGCAAGCCCGGGGAAAGTCGGGAGGGCCGGGGGGCCTGATGTTTTTTAGGTGAATGTAAGCTGAATATAGGCGGAAAATGTTTTTTAGTCGCCTGCACTCGCTGTCGGGGCCAGAAAAAAAAAGGGGCGGGCGCCCCGGGGCCAAAAAATCCGGCGGCGGGCGCAACTTTTTTTTTTTCTTCAGAAAGTCAGAAGTAGGAGTAGGAAGTTGTTTCCGGAATATTCAGGCAATCCCTGTTGACAAACACCTACAGCATGCTACAGTAAGGCCAGACCGACGGACCGCCCGACGGTCGGACCAACCGCCAACCCTTTGAAAACCCTGGAGAAAGCCATGAACCGCGTGCACACACTGACCAACGCCGCCTTGCGTCACTCGCTCTTTGACGTCGTCCTAGAGGAAGCCCGGAAGGCCGGTTTGAACGCCCGCCACGCCCGCGCCGAGTTCCATGGGGCACGCGAAAACCGCGAAGATCCGGCCACCGCGAAAAAATTTCGGCGGCTTTTGGAAGCTCAAAAAACCCTGGAAACCGCTCTTGAAGCCCTGGAGACGCTTGGAAACCTGAACGCACGCTGAACAACACGGAAAATAGGGTGTTGACAAGTGCCGACACCCTGCTACACTGACCCTGTAGCAAGAAAAAACCACCGAAATACACAACCACCAACACCACCAACAGGAATCGACACCATGAACACCGCAACCAAAACCCGCCACTCCCCCACCCGCCTCGCCGCCCGCCTCTCGTCCTTCGGCTTCTCCCTGGACCGCCCGACGCAGCGCGCCCGCCTGGCGGCCGCCAACGACGCCGACGGCGTGATGTACGGCGGCAAGGTCCTCCGCTGGGTTGTTTCTGATGGACGGGATGATCATAAGTTCTTCGACAACCTGGGCGACGTTGAATTCTACGTGTCGCTCCTGGAAGACCTTGCCAGCATGCCTGGCAACTGAACAACCACCACCACCACCACCACCACCACCACCACCAGGAACAGACACCATGAACACCGCAACCGACAAGTCCATCCGCCTCGTCGCTCTCTTGAACCGCCGCGCCAAGGTCGCCCGCCTGGTCGTGCGAGGTGACTACAACCAACACTACTACGATCTTGCCGTTTGGGGTGTTGGCGCCCAGGGGTTCCGCAAGACCGCACAAGCGATCGTGACGGAGATGCGGAAAGACAGCGCTTTTGCTGACGATTTCCGCGGCGTGGGCTTCACCCATGTTTTGAAAGCTCTGAAAGACGACCGCCGCGCCTAAACCAACCAACCCCGGCCAGGGATGGCCATTATCTCTGGAGAAATAAAAGGATACCCGCCCGTGAAAGTCGATAAAGTCGAGCTCTTGTCTAAGACCCGCCTTCCGTCCTTCCTTCCCGAAGGTCTGGGCTGTCCGAAGTTCCGCCTTACGGTGCGCCCGGTTTTCGGGTCGGGCCGTGCCGGCCGGAAGGTCGAGACGTTCGAGACGGGCCTATCGTCGTACGCCTTCCACGTGGAGCGATGGCCGGTCGGGACGTTCCTGGAGGTCGGACGGGACGAGCATGGGAAAGTGGTCTACCTGGACAAAGCGGACCACGATTGACCGCCAACCACCAACTTAACAATGGAGATTGTCATGATCATTTTGGTTGCGTGGTGTTTGGCGGTTCTCGTGGCCCTGGCTGTGGAGGACCGCCGGTGAAGGTCCGGACGTTCCGCCGGCCAGACGTTCACGACGAACCGGGAGGCCAGGTCGTCCGCGCGTTGATCGATGCGGACGATCGGACGGTGTGGATCGAGAGTCGGAAGGTTGGTCAGGGCCGCTGGTCGTGCTTGACGAGCATGCCCCGGGCCGAGTTCGAACGCCTGGAACGCCGGGCGGGTCGAAACCGAACGCTTGCCGAACAACTCCTGGACATAGTTGACAAACGCTGACGTTGTGCTACAGTGATATTGAGACGACGTTCAGGCAGATGGCAGGGATCACGCCGAACCCTTGGTTTCTCCATTAAGAGAGGTATTATGAAAATCAAACTTTCAAGGCTGGCGGCACGTGAGGTGGCGCGGTCGATTCACCCGTACGAGCCGGGCCGCCGTTCCGGTCTGGCGCTCAAGCGGTACTGCCACGCGCGGCGGCGGGCGATCGCGGTCAAAGCGATCAGCCTGCTCGGGCACCACCCCGATCGGGCGCGGGACGTGGTGGCGGGCATGGCGTCGCAAATCTCCGACCTGTCGATCCAGGACCTGCTTGTCACGGGGCTGTCGCTGCTCGAAGGGGGTGACGCATGAGCGCGCCCCGGGACGAGAAAAAATGGTATTGGTACCAGGCGAGCGACGGCGAATGGATCCGGCTGCCGTACAAACTCGACGACGACGAGACGCCGCCAGATCCTCCCATCCGCCGGCGCGTATGGCTCACCCTGATTTTGTTGTACATTTTGTGGTCCTGTGCTGTGGATCTGCACTTCGACGCGAAGCGCAAGGACCTGCAAGTCAAGGTCGAAGAGCAGCAGAAGTCCCTTGCGCAAGCCGCTGTGCTGGTGCGGGCTCTGGCGCAGCAAAACCGTGACTTGCGCGTGGGGGTGTGCGGTGAGCGCTCCCTCTAAGCAGTTCTACCTGTCCGGCCGGCGCGACGGAAAGTCGGTCGCTCCTTCACTGGAGCGATTCACGAAGCTGGCGAGCATGTGGAAATTCCCGGCGTTCGGCGACGTCCGCCAGCACTTTGTTGGGCAAGAGCAGCTGGTGACTGGAGTGACGCCCCACCAGCTGGCGCCGGTGGATTTCAGCTACGTGGCGGTTGTTTCTACGATGATCCTTGGAGATTCGGCCGTGGAAAAGTACGAAGAAGAACTCGCTTCCGCGCTGGCTTCGAAGGTGCGGCGCGAGGAGCGACTCACCAACATCCTTGGTGACCTGATTTTCTGCGCTACCGACTGCAGCGACCCTGCGGACGCCGAGACGCTATGGACCCGGGTGAAAAACCTCCTTGAGCTGGGCGCGGACAGAAACCATCGGATGATGTACGCCCCGAACGGCCCCGGCTTGAACGCTCTGGAAGCGGCCGCAGCACAGCATTTGCCGGATCTTGCCAGGCGTTTGCAGGAGGTTGGCATGCGTTACGGTGTGGTTTCCGACCTGGGCGTCTCGGTGCTGGACCACCTTGACCAAGTCCGCCCAACAGCCGAGTGGAAGGCCTTTAGTCACGAACTTCGGACGGACGCGACCGTCTTTCACCTCCGCGACACCCTGGAAAAAGAGCTTACGACGGTCGAAGAACCGACTGCACGCAAGCGTCTCTGAAACACTTGACAAACGTCTAAACCGTGCTACAGTAGGACATCCACAGGAGAAACCGACATGACCACGACCTTCCCGATGCCTGTAAGCTCTTTCACCGCTCGTGAGCACCTGGCCGTGCGCTACGCGCAGGCCGGCCTCCCGCTGGACACGAGCTTCTACGAGCGTCGGACGGGTGAAGAACCGTCGGGCCTTCGGTACTTCACGTACGAGCTGGCTTTCCCGCGCCATTCGTCGAATGCCGAGACGGTCCGGTTCTTCGGGACGTTCTGCAAGACGGCGACGAAGGCCTTGGAGAGGGCCGTGGAGATCGGCGCCCGTGGCGTGACCCTCATCGACGCTACGCAGTGGCTCTGACTTGGGCTCGTTTATGGTGGAACATTTAGTCATTCTGGTTGCTTTTTGTTCCCATATCGACTTGATAGAACCTGGTTTTCTGTTTGATTCAATAAGAGACCGGTTCTAGAAATCCACTGCTGTATCCCTTGAATCACGGAGACCCACCCATGTTGTTTTCTGAACCCACTTCTGCCAAGGGCGAGCCCGTTCGCACTGTTGATTCGCGTATTCCATGGTGGAACCTGGTCTACTTTGAAAGTTCTTCCCGGATGGCAGAGGTCCCGGA